TTCATAGTAACACTACCCAAAACAGATTTATCATCTGAAATGAATGATGTTGTAAGAGAACCTTCCTTAGATTCCCATTTTACAGATTCTACTAAACCTGCAAGATTGTACTTCGATACGAAGCGATTTAATGATTGTTTTTCCATGTTTTTAATATATTAAAATTTATAGTTGTACAAATATACGAATAATTTTTGACATTTCCAAATTTTTTACCAAAATTTATTTGCATTTTTATTTATTTTTATTCTTTCTCCTTTTTCTTCGTTGTAAGGATTATCTATTTCATACTGTATCCTTGCTTCTGCTATATTTTTATACTCTTGTTCTCTTTCTATACCAACGAAATCAAATCCACCTCTTATTGCTGCTTTTCCAGTTGAACCACTACCCATAAATGGGTCTAAAGTAGTTCCACCTTTTGGAGTAACCATACGAATTAAGTATAACATTAAGTCTGTTGGTTTTACAGTTGGGTGGTTGTTTTTACTTGGTGCTTTTAGACTACCATACTTTCCAGAAGCAGATTTAGTTCCTATCCATGCTTTTTCTACTTTACTAATACCACCACCACCTAAAGTTTGTTTTGTTTGAAACTCATCTAATCCCTCATTTCTATCTGTCTTTGATGTTTTAGGACAATAGAAGAAACGAGATGCTCCACCAATATCACCAAGACCAGGATTTTCATCTCTTACTTCTCCTTTGTATTGATTATATATTCCATTTTGACCAACTCCTTCTTTGTTTCCACTTCTACCACCTGTGGATTTAGAAATACCACTTTGTTCATCAAGGATTTTACCAGCTTCTTCATCAAAGATTAAATTTGCAGGAAATCTACCTTCTACTGTATTTTCAATATCTTTTGGAATCCAATTATCATCTCGAAAAGTTCCTGCTCCTTCTGGTTTCTTTGATGACATACCTTTATAAGTTCTTTGTTCTGTTCCTATTCTACTACCATCTATATTTATTCCACCTGTTCCCCATTCTAAAACATTATCTACTACTGTTTTTTCACTTAAAGGTTTTCTTGCCATTACAATAGGTTCGTGAGCCGGTTTAAGAGCAGTTCCCCAACCTTCCCATTCACTATTACCAACTGACTTATATTTGTTGTCTGACATAGCAAATCCTCCAACATCTTTGTTTTTATCTCTATTTTTATCAGCGTTAGGTCTTTGTTCTGATTTAGGTCTTTCTACAAGTTCTCTTTCATTACCAAGTTTTTTATCAAGTTGGAGTCCTATATTCATAGATTTTGGAAATCCACTTCCATAAATCCACATAATTTGGTCTCGTATCTCAAACCCTGCATCTTCTATTCTAATCGCCATTCTATGATAAGTTCTACTACCAGCGAATGATAAAAGATGACCACCTGGTTTTAGAACTCTATAACATTCTTCCCATATTTCTTGTGAAGGAACATCATAATCCCATTTCTTTCCCATAAAGGATAATCCATATGGAGGGTCTGTAACAATAGAGTCAATACTATTATCATTTAACTCTTTTAACTTTTGGATACAATCTCCGTGTATTATTTTCATATCTAAAAATTAAAAAATTTCTCTGCCGTTCTCTGTTCACTAACAACTTCTCCCCAACCGATTGCATCAAAGAAATCTTGTAGTTTATGTTTTAGTTCTCTTTCAAAGATTTTATTGTGGTCAATATAAGTTGCAATAAATTCTTTTATTTCTGGTGGGTCTTGGTAACCTGTAAATGCTAACCCATCTAATCCAAGTGGATTATCTTTTAAATAAACCCATTTTACTTTATCACCATTTCTCATAGGTTCATATTTGAATGGTGCGTTAAAATGTTTCAAACAATCATTATACATGATTGCCGCCTTAACATGAGCAGGTGTTCCTTTCATAATAGAAAATCTTTCTCTTTTACCTTTCGGCATATATTTCTTTAGGTTTTTAACTGCTGAGTTTTTGGCTATATCTTTGGTATCTTTATTTATCATTGATTTTTTAAAGTCAACAACATAATCAGATATTTCTTCTTCTGATTTACCTTTTAGAATATCAATCAAAACCGTACCCATACATTCTTGGAATGCTTTTGGGAATGAACTTCTTTTTACATCCAATCCTTTTACATCTAACTTATCTACTGGTACACCATTATCTGAAATAATCCATTGTGCATATCTTTTCTTTGCAATCCACAAACCTGCTTTTGCAACATACTCTTTCTTAATCTCTAATCTATGTTTATCTTTATCAACATTGAAAATCTTTTTAGAAAGTATATTGTAAAAATCATTTAGATAATCTTGCATCTCTTCTGCAATCTCATTTACATAACCTGCGATTGTATCTTGGTCTTGTTCTTTCCAATCAGGTATTCTCTTGTCCATCAAAGGAACTGCGGAAAAGAATACAGAATCAGTATCTATATAAATGTTTGAATCTGCATCTGGTGTATTTAACTCTTTGTTGTATTTAATATTACCCATATCCGCAGTTGATTTAATCACAGTTTGACCTGTTGTTGTTACTGCTTCTGCGTTATCTACATCATAAAATCTAAATGCAGGTAGTCCTAATACACCATATAATGAGTTAAGTAAAATCTTTTGTACCAATTGTCTTTTATGGAAGAATGCATATTTTTCTTTATTACCAGCCTTACCATACTTCTTCATCTCATTTTTATATTCAACTCTTTGTGCGAACCACAAATCAAGAATACCAGGAATACAACCAACTGTATCGGTTCTATAAAGTACACCATTTGATGATACTGAAAAATTAGATTTATCTAAATACTCTTTTAGGTTTTCTTTGGTAATAGAATCATCACCAATATAATATGTATCTACTTCACCTTTTAAAAACTTATTTGCATCCCAATCTTGAATCTTACCAATCTTGGTTTCAGGTGAGATATTCAAAGTCATAATGATTGAAGGATATAGTGAAGTTAAATCTAAATCATAAATCCACTCGTACTTACCAACAATTGGCGGTTTAACATATGCACCGATAAACTTTTCTTCATTGTTATCTCTAATCTTCTGCATCTTTTCTTCTCTATCTGCAGGTTTGTTAGGAGCAACAAGATTTCTTCTTCTTAAATAAGTAAGTAATGCACCTTCCAAGTATTTTGAAGAATAAACGAAATCCTCGTAAGGAACATGACCAGCATGACATATACCACGACATAAATCTATAAATTGTAATTTTTTATCAAAGTCTACTACTAATTCAACATCTACTAAGTTATACTCAATAAACTTTTCAATATCATCTCTCATTAGTTGGTCAAGGTTTCCTTCATACTCAATCTTACCTCTACCCAATTCTATTTGTGCAATTGTATCTAATCGATAGTTTGGAAGTTCACCATAGTTGTAAATCTTATAAAGAGTTATATAATCTAAATAAGATACACCTGCCATAAAATATCTTTTTCTATAAGGAGACCAAAAACATTGTCCAATTGGTGATAATCTATTTGCTTGTCTTTCACCTAACAATCTTTTGATTCTGTTATATAACATCGGTGTATCGAAATAATCAATATTCCAACCTGTAACAATTGATGGATTAATCATTTCATATAGTTCGAGATACTTCATTAACATATCTCTTTCATCAGAGAAAGGAATAATAGTTGCTTTATCAGTTTTTCTTTCCTTTACTGTACCTTCTTTATCAACTACCAAAACCCAATAATCATTTGTAGCAGAATCATGAAGTGCAATAGAAGTTAGTTCATTCTTTGCCTCTTGTGGGTCAGGTAAACCACTTGTCATTTCACACTCAATATCATAAGTAAGGACAACATGACCCGTTGATATATCATCTGACTCTGAATATAAGTCTACTAATGCTCTTGTAGTTTCTGGTACATCTGATTCAAAAAGGTTTGTATCATCTTTTTTAAACTTGTAAATCTTTGTAAGTTTATCTCCATAAATAGAAGTATACTCACCTCTTTCTGCAGGTTCGTATGCGTATCGAGTATAAGGAAAAGATGTATAACCTCTTTGGTCATCCCAAAGGTGAATTAAATTTCTTTCTCGCTGATAATAAATGTTTTGATACATAAGTACAAATATACGAATTATTTTTTAAATAACCAAATTAAATGTCAAAAAATTTGTTTGATTCTACTTTTAATGTTTTATGATTTTCTATTGGTGACAAAAATTCTTCTGCATTCTTTGGATAAGGACTAATTTTATGTTTTATCATCTTACTTAACTTTTTCTTTTCTGATTTATTTTGACCTAAAATTTGAATATATCTATGTTTTGGTGCTTCTTTTTTTCTCCAAAACTCTGAATATCCTTGTTTACCAATTTCTTTTTTTAAGTGGTCTAAATTATGAGAACCCCACTTACTAAAAACTGTTCTACTATGAATCCACTTGTGTGGGTTTTCTAATGATACAGAATAGTTTGGCATCAACTGAATATCTCTGCAATCTTGATACAACCAATTTGTTGCTTGATAAATTCCACCAAGATGTAATTGTTCAGGGTCAGCATAACTTAATAACATTTTAATTTTTGGTGCGTGTTCTTTCAACCATTTAAATGATTGGGACATTGCGAATGATTCTATGTTTGACCCATAACCATCGTGTATAAACAATCGTGTCAATTCTAAACATTCATCCTTTTCTAAAATATCAATCACCGATTTAACTGCTGACCTACCAACGGGATAACCATAAACCATACATCCTATTAGTTTTTCTTCACCAAAGAAACTTGACTCATCTTCATAGTAAACACCAAGTGCGTATCTACACATAGTCCAAGCATGAGAATAATGATATTTAACTATCATTTCTTTTGCCACACTTTTGTTGATTTCTCTTATAGAAACCTTTGAAGTGTCAACATATGTTTTACCATCTTCTTTCATTTAAACCACTTGTTTAATAAACTACTTCTTTTTTTAAATTTATAAGTGTAAACATTTTTAGTATCTGTCTTTACATATTCTGCATCTCCTTTTGTGAGAGCATCTTTTATTTCTTTTGCAAATGGTTTTAGTTTTCCATTGTGTTTTGTTCTTATGGTTTTATCGTGATATCGTTTTCCTTGATACATGATAACTCTACCAGGTGTAGTTTCTCCAACTAATTCAAAGTTGGTTGCTTTATAAACCACTCCCTCATGACCATATGTTTTATCAGCGTAAGAAATAATCATTTCCAAATCAGTATTCTTTTGTAACCATCTTAAAGTCCAACCTATAAAGTAAGACTCTGTATTCTTTGGTGTATCATCTATACAAACTAATCTTTTTAATTCTAAAATCTTATCAGGGTCATCTGTATATTTTTGTTCTACACCACCCATACCAATCTTTCCATAGACTATTACACCAATCAAGTTCTCGCCATCTAATAATCTAAAACAATATGAGGTTTTTAATCCATTCATATTTTTAGAGTAGTGGTGAGTTTCTACGAAATCCACAATAGAACTTCGTGGGCATTGTTCTACTATAAAGTTAGTTACACTCAAAAGAAATCGTGTTTTATTATTTTATCTTCACCAAGTTTAGTGTATTCTTCACTAATCTCACTTCCAATTACATTTCTATTATGTTTTCTACTTACTTTATAAGTTGTACCACTTCCCATAAATGGGTCATAAACTACATCACCCTCTTTACTACAAGATAAAACTACATTCTCTACCATCTTTTCTGAGAATGGTGCTGGGTGATTGGATTCTTGACTTCTTGGTATTGACCAAATATTCTTTTTAAATAATGCGTTATTTCTATCAAAGTAAGGAACTGAATCTTTATCTTTCTTAATCCAAAAAATCCATTCTGTAAATGGTAAAAAATAAGATTTATCTATTTTAGGAGTTCCACACTTATCCCAAATAATAACTTGCTTCATTGGAAAGTCATAAACCCAAGTTGGATGGATTGTATTATGATTTACCATAATATCAATGTGATTATAAAAAAGAGAACCCGTTGGTTTTAAAACTCTAAGACATTCACTTATTACTTTCTTCTGCCAATCAACATATTCATCTTGTGGTAAATTATCATCGTAAGTAGAATATTCAATCTTTCTAATGAAATCACCTTTTTTTCTAACCTTTTGTTTTATCCAATGATTTTTATTATATGGTGGAGAAGTAACGATAAGGTCTACTGATTCATCTTTCATCTTAGAAAGTGTCAGTAAACAATCTTCATTATATATGGTATTTAATTCTAAATGTGTGTCCAAGTTTTTCTATTAACTATTTCTTCTACATTCCATTTACTAACCTTGTAATTCCTTGCAATAATATTTGTAGAAAATCCTTGTTTATATAATTCTCTAATTTCTAAAACTTGATTAGCAGTTAATTTAGCACGAGGATGTGCTTCACCCCTAAGTCGATTGCTGAAAAACCAAAGTTGGCTTATATCCATAAATTACTTTTTTAATTCTTGGTCTCTTTCGATGGTACTACTCATATGGTCTGCCCAATGAAGTATATACTGAATGTTATTTTTTGGGTGTTTAGATACCTCAAAAGTTTTTAGGTATTTAAGATTGTCCTCATCATACATACCATCAGTCAATTTAATTCCAAAGTACTCTTTTTCATTATACTGAATACCATATTCACTTAATGTGAAAAATGTTCTATCAGTAAGTGTCATATAAGAAATATCAGGGTTTGCTTTATAGAATTGTCCTCTATTTTTTATATGCCATTCACTATCATTCTGAATATAATGTAATTTTCCTTTTTGTCCTAACTTACCCAAATCATGATGAAATGCTGCGAATAATAATTCTTCTTGTGTAAATGTAATTACACCACCTGCTTCTTCGAATAACTTCATCATACGAAGTGAGTTTCTTGCTACATTCATAACATGGTCGATATAACCACCTTCGTATGCGTTATGATAGTATCTATTAGAACTTGCTGGAGAAAGCATTAGGTTTGGTCCTAATTCATCCATTGAGTACATATGTAATACTTTATCTAATCTTTCACCAGATAAAGATTTCTTAATAGCTTCTAAAAACTTATTGTAGTTTTCTTCAAGCTGTTTTTCATTGTATCTATTCATGTAACTTTATTTTATGGTTTATTTTTACAAATATACGAAAATTATTTGAATTATCCAAATATTTTCTTAATTATTTGCTTCGTTTAAAGCATTTGTATATGCTAATTCTGATTGTAATCCTGCAAATCTTTGGATTTCTTCACCATTTTTTTCGATAATTACCGTAGGAACTGACCTTACATAATACTTTTGTGCAACCTCGAACTGAGAATCAATATCAATATCTTCAAAAGTAATTGTTGAAAATTTTGTTTTCACTTGTTCCATTATTGGTGTTAACATCTTACAAGGACCACACCATTCTGCGTAGAATTTTTTAACTGTTATCATTTTTTCTCCTAAATTTATTTAACCATCACACGCAACACAATCAGGGTCAACCGCTCTTGTAGCAATATCACCTCGAAGAACTGATTCAGTTCTCATATAATATAGAGTTTTAATTCCTTGTTTCCAAGCCTCTAATGTAACTTGATTAATCCACTTCGGTGTTGCAATCGAAGGGAAAGCTAAATTTAATGAAACGGATTGGTCAATATACTGTTGTCTAACTCCAGCTTGTTTAACCAAGTCCATTTGATTTATTTCTTTGAATGTTCTGAACACATCCTTGACAGGGTAGATTTTTTCTCTATCACCATTTTTAATATCTTTACAAAGAACCATTTTGTTATCTAAGTAACACCATTTATCTAATTCTTTTATTCCTTGTACCGAACCACCATCTTCTAAAATCTTATCCCAAGTTTCTTTATTATTAACTCCTGCTTTTCTTAGAACTTTTACTAACTCACCATTTTTTCTGATGAAGGTTCCTTTAGAAGTTTGTTCTGTAAATACATTTGCTGCCCATGGTTCAATACCTGGTGATACATTTCCACTCAACTTTGAGTTGGATACTGTTGGTGCAACTGCTCTAAGGTGTGTGTTTCTAAATCCACTTTCTTTACACCAAAGAGGTTCACCATATTCTGTTGCTAAATCTCTTGAAGCTCTTTCTGATTCAATTTTTATTTGTGAGAAGATTCTACGAGTTTCAAACTGAGCTTCCATACCTTCAAATGGAATACCATTTTGTTGTAGGTAAGTATGCCATCCTAATACTCCTAATCCTAATGCTCTACCTTTTTCTGCTGAACGAACCGAGTTTTCGAATCCTCTCATGTTCTTTGCCTTTTGGATAAACTCTGAAAGTACTCCATCTAAGAACCAAGTTGCGGTATAAATTAAATCAGTATCTTTCCATTCGTGGTACTTTGCCAAGTTAAGAGATGATAAACAACAAACAAATGAATGTGATTCATCTGTATTAAGAGTAATCTCTGAACAGATATTTGTCATGAATACTTTTAATCCATTCTTTTTATACATTTCAGGATTTTGTTTGTTTACATTACCCTTAAACATAATATAAGGTTCACCAGTTGCTTTTCTCTTTTGAAGTAGTTTACCCCATTTTCTTCTTGCAGTTTCATTTCCATCTTGAAGTTTTCTCATAAACTTATCACCAACAACTGCACATTGGTGTAAGTTAAGTGATTGTCTGTTTACATCACCTTTTGGTTCTCTGATTTCTAACCACTCTTCAAAATCATCATGTTCGATGTTTAAGTTAACTGAAGCAGCTCCTCTACGAACTGAACCTTGGTTGGTAGCAAGGATTGTAGAATCGTATATCTTTGCAAACGGTACTACACCATCTGATGTTCCATTACCTGTAATATTAGAACCTGCAGGTCTGATTTGATTGATACCTATACCAACTCCACCACCATGTTTTGCAAGTAACATTAGTTCTAAGTTCTTTGCACCAATATCATAAATTGAATCGGCAACATCAATACCGAAACAAGATATAGGTAATCCTCTATCAGTACCAGTATTTGAAAGGACTGGTGTTGCAAGATTTAACCAACCTTTCCAAATGTAATCAAAAAACTTGGTAGCCATTTGTGGTTTACCTAATCTTTGTGCAACTCTCGTTGCAACTCTCCAATAAGCATCTTTTGGTTTTTCACCAGGTAATAGATATCCTTTAGATATTGTTTTTACATATATCTCTGTATTACCCCATGATGGAAAATCAACATCAATTTCCCAACCAAGCTCTTCGCCATAGTTTTTTGTTGCCATAATTTTTTATTTAATTAAAATAGGTCATCCCAATCCTCACCTTCATTTGCTTTCGAGTAATCGGTAGGTCTGATAGCAAAGAAATCGGTGTGGGTGTGACCACCAGTAAGATGATAGAACCATTCTAAATTTTCTGATTTTGATTTATCAAATTCAAAAATTGGCTCGTATCCTAATTCTTTAAGTTTTGTATTTGTTCTTTCTTTGATGAATTCTTTCAAATCATCTGCTTTTAGATTTTCTAAATCACCGAGTTCAAACATCTTATCAATGAATTGAGTTTCGAGTTGTACAATTAATTTTGCAGCTTCCTCGATAGAATCTTTACATTGTTCTAATAACTCAGGATATTCATCACACATATGTCTGAACAATTGACAACCCATTTTAGAATGTAAAGATTCATCTCTTACACTCCACTTCATTTGTTGTCCAATACCTTTAAGTTTGTTTCTCATTTGAAATGAGTAAAGTACCGCAAAAGAAGAATACAAAGATACTCCCTCTGCGAATGCTGAAAAGATTGCTAAACTTCTACCAACTTCTTGTCTTGCTTTTTCGTTGGTTTGTAAATCTTCATGTGTCCAATCAGCAGTTGTTGAAGTTAGGAGTTCGAACTTTTCTGCAACTGCAGGTTCATGCAAGAATGCTGAAAAGTCCTCTAATCCTAATGTTTCATTTAAGTATGAATAAGCAGTAGCGTGAATAGTTTCTTGTGAACCAAACATCATAGCCATCTGTCTAATCTCATGTTTCGGAAACCACTTGGTTACCATGTTAGTCCAATAATCAGAAACTGCACATTCGGTTTGAGCAAATCCAAGTAAGATATTCCCTACCAAATTCTTTTCCGCAGGTGTAAGTGTTTCGTTCCAATCTTTAACATCCATTTGCATGGGTATCTCAGTATGAAGCCAAAATGCTTGTGCCTGTTTCAACCAACCTTCTGTATAGTAGATTGGATATTCGAATGGTTTAAAAGGAATTCTTTCTTGGAATAATTTACTCATAACTTTATTTTACTTGTTTTCTTCTACTGATGCTTTTCTATAATCTGTTACTAATTTTTTGATTTCACCAATTGCTTTTCTTGCTCTTGATTTAGCTGCTTTTGATGAACCATTGTGTTCTGTTTCGAATTGAGTATATAACTCACTAATTTGTTCGAAGATTTCTTGTGAATTTGCCATAAATTATTCCTTTTTTTAAATTGTTATTTGAATGACCAAAGTAGTGGTCGTGTTTATAATTATAGTATATATTAAAAAACGAAAAAGATTTTTCATTAATTTTTTAAACATTTTAATTTTGTTATACTAACTTTGTTTTTTACCATTGTATGTAATAATTTTTTGATATACTTACTTGTTTATTTCTTTGTATAAATTTAGATATTCATTAATTTCTAAATCTGATTTTGCTTGTATATTTTTACTAGATTTATAATTATTTGCAAACTCACTCCAAGTTGAATGATTTGAACTAATAACTAATTTTGTATTTGATAAAGATATTAAATCTATACAATCAACTATATGATTTAAATTAGTTTTTTCAAAATTATCAATTAAATGATAGAAATTTTTTCTGGTTATAATTTTATCCCCATATTTTTTTTCGTAATACTCCATTAAGTCATCTGATAAGTCATGGGATAGATAAAATTTTTGATTTGGATTTAGTTTTAAAGTTTCATCAATAATCTTAAAATAAACATCATCTTCAACATAGTCGTACATATAATATTCGTATGTATTTTCACCAAATTGTTTATGAAACTTAATGTATTCTTCAATAATATCTTTTGGTATTTTATCTAACTTTTCTTTATACTTTACTCCTCTACCTCTTCTCACATGAATACCAACTAAATCCTTTGTTTCTTTTTCTATAATTTCTTTTATATTTTTATCTTTAAATGTTATTGATGAGATACCACTATTCAATGCATTTTCTTTAAATAAAAAATCAGATATAAACGAGTAACTTACATCTACATAATAATTTTTATTTTCTAATATGAAGTCACTATTATTTGAAAAAAATTGTTCATTAATAATTTGTGAATCCGATATTATATTTTTTATTTTTGTTTTTCTATCTAAATTAATATCTTCATTTTGTAAAACTGTATTTGGAAACTCTAACACTTCTTTTAATTCAGGCCACCACGATTCTCCCATAACAATTTCGAACTTAAAATTATTTTTACTATTTAAAAAATATAATATATCCCAAGTTCTTATTCTATTACAAAATCCTGTATCTGTAATTTCATGAATTTCATCCATGTGTTTATTAAGAGTATCTATCCAAATGAGTTTATTTTTCATCTATCCCATATTTTCTACATACTTTTTATGTAGAAGTTTTTTTGTTTCTAATTGTCCACTTGCCGCTTGTTTCTGAGCAATAACACCATCTGGTGAGTTTTGTTCGTAAACTTCAATGTAACCAGTATTGGTATTCATCTTACAAGGGAATGTAATACCATCAGGTCCAAATCTGTTTTTCATAATGTGAGCTCTTGCAGTATCATTTAATTTATCTTTTGATTTTCTACTCCAACTCATAATGAAATCAGCATTCATTACTTTTGCATATGAATCAGCAATCTTATCTGCTTCAATAACTTCAGAATCAATAGCCGAACGGTTAGTTTGAGATGCAGTCCAAATGGGTATTTCAAGTTCCCCACTCATTCCTCTTAGGTCAATATATACTCCTCCTTGCTCTGCATAAGTAGAGTCTGACTTATTAGAGTGAGAGAGTAAAAGGTCAGCGTAATCCACTATTATAACATCGGGCTTGTTATCTAATGTAATCATCTTCTCTATATGAGTCTGTAACTTTTTTACTGTAACACCTTTTGGTGGAAAGTACTTAATAAGTAGTTTTCCACGAAGATTCTTAATCTTACCCTTAACCTCTTCTTTCTTGTCCTTCAAATCTACTGATGGGATTCCTGTAAACACAGTATCGTATCTTGCACCAACATAGTGCTCAGATAGTTCCATTGTATAGTGAACTACACTCAAACCGTTCCGAACAGCTTCCGCCCCAATGGCGGTAAGTATCCAAGTTTTTCCTACACCCGAAGGTGCTACAACTACTCCTAATTCACCAGGCCCCAATCCACCATCCATTAAATCGTTAATTGGTTGCCATCTCGTTGGAACAGTTGTTCTGTTTAATTCTTCTGTTCTTTCATCATAATCTTGAATATAATCCATACCTAAATCAGATTCTTGACCAACTTTCATTGCCTTATCTACTAAATCCTTAATTCTATCATAAGAACCTGCTTTTAGTAAATCAACTGATTGTAAGATTACACCTTTAAGATTTTGATTAATACAGAAGTTTGTAAATTCATCTTTTATATAATCCAAATCTACATTACCAACTTGGGTGAAAACATGACGGAGTTGTTCAACTACTGTTTTCTTTAAAACCTCATTATCTATTTTAGTTAGTTGTGATTTGAATACATCTAATGTAGGGGGTTTCCTATATTCTTCATGGTAGGAAAGTATTTCACTAACAATCCACTTGTTAGCATCGTTCTCAAAGAACTTTGAAGTTGTTACTTCAGATATAGTATCAAGAAACTTATTATCAGTAAGTAATGCGGATACAACCTTTGACTGAAACGATTGTCCGTATTTCGATAAAGTATCTATTTCTTGCATTGACTCTTTTTAAATTTATACAAATATACGAAAAATATTTTTAAAATCCAAATTATTTTGTAATAATATTTCCAAATGTTGTTTTTAACCAATCATTTATATCACCAAAGTTACTGACAACTTTGTACTTTAATAAAATTTTAAGAAAATTTATTTTATCTAAAGGTTTGATTTCTTCATTAAATCTATCTAAAACCTTCATTTTTATTTGACCCGAAATATCTACATCATCTAATTGCATCAAATTTTCATTTAGTAAAATTTGTCTTTTAGATTTTAAAATATCTTTGTATATTTTTATTTTACCTTTTGTTTCTTCTATTTTTTCTTCACAGAGTTGGAACAAATCATCTATTGATAATTTATCTTCTCCCGTTATCTCAGGAAATCTTTTTACCAAAGTTTTTATTCCACATCCATATACACCTGGTATATTATCTGATTTATCTCCATCTAATACTCTGTATAAGAGAAGATTTTTAGATTCAATACCATATTCTTCCTTTACTAATTTTGTATTGTAAAGTTTCTTTTTGGTAGGTGACCAGACAATAGTAGTATCATTTACTAATTGGAGAAAATCCTTATCAGTTGACATTACTACTGCCTGTTCTTTATCTTTAAGAATATTTGTAGTGATATAAGCCATGATATCATCGGCTTCAACACCATCGTATATCATAGTTGTAAGAGGTAACCCATCTAACATTTCGTTTAACCAAACGAATTGTCTTTTCATAGATTCTCTTTCATCCTCATCGTTCATCAAATCAGCATATTGCCTATTTACTCTGAGTTTGTTTTTATCTCTTTGTGCTTTATAACCACCAAATATTTTCTTTCTTCGTTTACTACCACCTTGACCATCAAACACTACAACAACACGAGTCGGTTGAGTTTGTCTTATTGCATATCCAATAGATTTAAGAGCGCCAGTTACACCACCAACATGGTCACCATCATCATTCATCGTAGGAATGGATGACCAACATCTGATAAATGTATTTAAACCATCGATAATTAAAACTCTATCGTTTTGTTTTCTATCGATATTTTGGTTGTGGTCTCTCTCAACCGAATCTAATATGTTTTTGTAGAGTTGTTTCATTATAAAAGTTCTTTTCCGAAATAAGTTTCTAAAGTTCCCAATCTATCATCTGCGTCTACCAACATTGTTAATGCTTCTTCAGCATTTTTGTAGAAATCTTCAGTAGAGTGGTCACCAATACCTGTTGCTTTATTTCCTAAGAGCTCTAATGAAAGAAGTGCTTTTGCTTTATCTGCCTCAGCACTTTTCTTTAACATTTCATATAATGTTCTATCCATAATTAATCATTTTCACCAGCACCTTCAGTATCAACTTCCATTGCATCTATATCAAGTGTATCTGATTTATATTGTAAGATTGTTTCTTCACATATCTTTTTATAGATTTGTTCTCTAACATCTTCTCTTTCATCCATCAAAGGAATAAAATCCTTAGATTGGAATTTCAGTTCTTCACCTGTTTCTGTATCAATGTAAGTGTACCAAGCACCGGCTTGTTTTACTAATTTATTCTGTTTCATAACACCCAACCACGAACCGTAGTTGTCAATTCCTCTGTCAAAGTAAATTTCAAAATCTGCCGCCCTTAAAGGTGGTCCCATTCTGTTTTTAATTACTTGACATCGTACTTTCATTCCAACAACCTTATCTTGGCCGTTAACCTTTTGTTTGATTTGTCCCATTCCCTTCAATCTCAATCTTACAGAGGCATGGAAAGCAAGAGCTTTTCCACCTGAAGTTGTCCATGGGTCACCAAACATTGCGTTCATCTTTTGTCTTAACTGATTTGTAAATACCAAAGAGATTTTTTGTCTACCAATCATATTGGTAATCTTTCTCATCGCCTTTGATATGATAATTGCTTTATCAGTAGCGTATCCATCTTTGTTGTAATCTGCTGCCAACTCATTCTTAGTTGAAGCTGCTGCAACTGAATCTACTACGATAGTAACCAATTTATCTTTTTCAGTTTCTCTAACTTTTTCAATGATTGTTTCAGTAAAATCAAAGATTTGTTCAACTGAATCTGCTGATACATAAAGAAGTTTAGAGACATCAACACCGATAGCCTCTAAAAATTCTCTACTTACCGCAGTTTCTGTGTCAATCAATACAGCAACTCCACCTTGTTTTTGGGTTTCCGCTAACAAGTGTGCAGACACTAATGATTTACCACTTTGTTCTAATCCTGTGATTTCTGTGATTCTACCAACAGGTAAACCACCATAAGGGCGATT